AATTTCCCCCGCCACAAGCATCACATTTTTGATTGTAGTTAATCTTCTCGTGGCCTCTTTTACCAACAAACTCAAAGTCCTCATCATTTATTAAGTTGTTGTCAAATTCTTTTTTGCACTGTGTGCAGTGAAACATGGTATTCCCCTTAATCCTGTACCCCTATCACCAAAAATTCAAAGGTACATTTTTCCAAGGCAGTATTGTTTTTTATATAAACCGTTCCGCTGGGCTTGAAGTAATGTGCCTCACCCTCTGGTATAACTAACTCGGCATTAAATGTGGTTACATAGGATGTGTCCACAGCTAAGTCGTTATCAATGGCCCTTATCCATATACCCAGAATTGTATCTACTGCACCAATGTTCAAGGCCTCAGCTACATCGGCAGTTTCCTGCATTTGCTGCTCAGTGCTGCAAGTTACTTCTGGTGCAACACTCCCTGTGAAAATGTTTTTCTTCTCTGTGCCTTTTCCAAGACCATTCACAAACGCATTGACAGATACTTGATATTCAGCAGCCAATTTAATTACCCCTTAATTTTCTTATTTGTTTTTCTGACATTCCAGATTTTTTAAGTCCCTCTGTTATCTGTGATGTCCTATCCTTACTTTTTTGTTTCTTCTTTTCAGCAGTTATTTTAGCTGCATCACTGGAAGGATGTGCTCTCTCAGATTCAAGCAGCTTACCAGAAAAATAATCTTTAGTTTTCTGCCACACACTGCGGGACTTTTCTTGCTTTAAAAGTTCATCTCTAACAGCCTGTGCCATTTTGTGGCGATTCTTTTTGGTCTCTTCTTCTTTTTGCTTCTGTTCTCTGTTATATCTTATTTCGGGTGATTCAGCCATTACTTATCCCTCTCTAAAACCTCTTTAACAGCATCCTTAGCATTGCTAATAACCTCCATCCCCATAACATCAAAGTTATAGCTGCAAGATTGTTTCTTCTCCTCATTTCTCTCAGAGTAGGATGTTAATTTAATTTTAACCTTCGCAATTATAATCTTACCAACATCTTTTCCATCAAAGGGTAATTCCTTATCTACATAGAAGGATGGGTAATAAGGTTTAGATTCCGAAGAACACGGTACACACTTATCCTTAGATACTATCTGCAAATCAATTTTAGTTGCCATCTGTTATTTTCCTTTAATATGTTTCTTAACTGCCTTAATCATTTTTTCACGCTTCTCTTCTTTGCTCCATCTTTCTGCAATGTCAGGATGCTGAGAGTACAGGTAACGTCTTTGTTTCTCACTTTTGAATGGCATTACTCCCTCGCATTCTTACCGGCCTCTGTATTCGCTGGACTGGGCTGCCCCGCCGAGCGAGTTTGCTGCTGATTAAGATTTTCTTGACGACTTGCAGGAGAAGCACCTTGCCTATCTCCAATTCCTGAAACCTGACCTTTTAGCGGCTGATAAGGGCCAAGGTCTGTATTCATAGTTACAACGTTTTGGTAGATTAAGTCAATTTCACCGTCAGTTAAATCCATATCCCTTGTAACTTCCTTAACTAATCTCGGTACATCAACCACTACACCCTGCTGTCGGGCAATTTCCATAGTTGGTAAAATCAATCCTGTTACAACCTGCATTAACTTCTGCATTCTCATCTGCGGATTCTGACGAGATAGGGAATAAGGAACTACCTCAAAATTGTAATCCCAAAAATCACCTTCTCTTGTGTCGGCTGTAACGCTTACCGGTATCTCACCAAGTCCCTGTATCCTCTTAGATACAGTTATATTCATAAGAGGGTCAGTAAAAATATAATACGCCATCTTATGCAATATGCTCTTCGTGCAGTTATGTGCCGCTTGAATCATATCGTCAAGATTTGCAGAAGCATTTGTCATAAGCATCTGTTCTTGACCGAGGGTTGGGGCAGCAGATTTCATACCACCAACTACTGGCATATTGACAGGGGCTTCACCCCAAAGACCTTTTAGGAAAGCAATCCACTGATACTGTGATGGGTCAATCTCTCCAAGTTTCAATGTGGTGAAAGCATTTATGTTATTAACTTTTATGGTCTGCATGTGTTTTGCACTGAGGATATTTGTAACGTCATCCGCTGCATTCCCCTCATACGGAAATACGGTTTTTGCAGCCTCAGCTTCACGAGCCATTTTACGAGCCATTATATTTATGTAATAATGTAAATCAAGTCCCTCATACAGGGGTGCTATTGGAATAACACTCTCAGGAAAAGTGGAAAGACTCATGATGTCAAAAGGCCCATCAACTGGGCCATTGAAATCTACAACTCTGAGTGGCTTGTCCCCCTTGCCTTTTTCAGGAATAGTAAGCAGTATATTTTCAGATGGTATGTACACCTCGGCGAGTCTTACATAGGGTTTAAATGTATTTAAAAATGCGTTCCCACCACCATCAGATATTTCCTTTGGAGACGCTTTGACCCATTTTATATATGACTCACTTATTTTGTCATAATTTTCGTAAAGACCACTGTTCAAGACGTAATCAACTGGAACATAAAACCAATTTCCCTCAAAATCGCATTCTTCTTTACGTCTTGCTGATGTATCAAAGAAATAATCCTCTGGGTAAATTACATCACAGAAGATTTGTCCAGCATCATGGGTTACTCCAAAGGCATCCTTTATACCATCACCTCCGGGGGCTATTCCAGTTTTAAAAATACCAGCATAAGTTAAGGCATCCAAAGTTCCAATGCGTAGTGTTTGCCCTAATTTAATCTTTTTTATGAGGTGGTTGATAGTCAGACGAAGAGTGTCCGCATAGGGCATCAGTTGAGCTACCCTTGCTGATGTCATTGCTTTTGGGTCTTTGTTCACAAGCAATGGTAATAAGATGTTTATAGCCCTTGAAATCATGTTGATTGGGCATCGGTAGTTTTCATTCTTTGTACTACCATACCACCCATTAGCGTATTCCTCAAGAATTTCTTTACGCTTCATCAATGGGGCTTCACATACAGTATCACATCTCGCAATACCATCCTGTATTGCACCAACTATTGTGTTAGCAACTGATTTGTCGATTAGTTCGCCGTTTGCCATCTTGTCTTTCCAACTTTAACCCCACCGAGTGCTAAGATTTGGTGGGTCTTGCCATTGTCCTGTTTTTCTATTTTCATCCTCTATTTTGGATTGTAGCATTCTCCAAGCCAGAGAACCGTAAGGTGGTGATTTTGATAATGTTTCATCAGCCACAGGCTGGTCAAGCATCCCAAGAACACACAGACCAACTCCAATTATCCTATCACCATGTCTTTTTCTTGCACCAGACGACTGGTCTATACTCTCACTTGAATCCAGTTCACCTGAAGAGTAGAAAATATAACCGTCCATCTCATTAGTAACTTCTTCAGAGTGGATTATTAAAAATGTCCTGTCATGTTTTTCTTTCAAGCCCTCTTTTAAGGCTATTTCTAATCTCTCAAGCAAATCACCTTTAGTTCCATTTGGGCCACCAGTATTATCCCAACCATAAACCTGTTGGCGTTTTCGCATCTTTCCGGTTTCAGTGGTCTTGGTATAAACATTTGTTACACCATTTTCCATTATCCTACGGCCAAAGTTAATTCCATGACCTCCGGTTCGCTCCCAAATAACAAATGGGGCGTTTGCACCACCAAGCCAGAAATAAAGTGCTGAAACTACATCCGCAAATTCGTCCACCCTCATATCCGGGGTAACAAGCTCACCAATGAGTTCACCTGTGTTTCTATCAACTATCATTGCAGTCGAATTTGAAGCACCAGTGCCAAAAGAAATATCACTTCCAATAATATAATTGTGAAGTTGATTGGGTCTGAGAACATTTTTAATTTCCTCAAGCTCACCCCACCATCTAAAATTTCCTCTGGGGTTAATGACAAGAGTAACATTACTAATCCTTGGGCCAAATACACTGGAATTAGTGTAATCAAATTTCAAAGTGCCAGTGTATTTTGGAGCTTTTATTGTAGTGCCTCGTATCTTCTCAATTACAACTGGGTCAAAGAACTGATTAGCAGCACCACTTGGATTCATCCATATATTTTGACTGACATCTCGGTAACTTCTATCAGATTCCTCTTTATCAAACCACCCAGACCTCTCTTTACCGGGATACCTTTTGTTCCCATCTGCTACAAATAATTTTCTGTATTCCTCTGGAAGTTTATCTATTTTAAATACTGTTCCCATTATTGTACTTCTCTAAATAAGAAAAGATTTTTTCACTAAATTCTTTATCTTCTATGAGTCCAACAGAAAGATTACATTTGCAACACAACATTCCCCGCACTTGTCCAGTTTTATGATTATGGTCAGTGTGAAATGATTCCTTTATTTCCCTACCACAAATCTCACACCTATAAAGTTGACTTTCCAACTTTTGTTGCAGTTGTTCTAATGTGAGTTTATATTTGCGTTTATAGTATTGCTTTTTTGCCCATAACTTTATTCCATCAGGGTGATTTTTCTTATAGTTTAAAGAAGAAATCCTATATTTCTCAGACCTATTGTAAAGTTCCCTATGATATTTTCTGGTGCAATCCCTACATCTTGAATTTGTACCATCTCCCTGCCCTTTATGACTTCCAAATTCGTCAATGGATTTCCTCTTGTGGCAACCAGTACAAATTTTAGTTTTTTTCGGCATACTGAAATATCCCCGGATGATTTAACTTGTAATAGTCCTCATCTACAAGTTCTATCACACCTTCTTCCGGTGTTCTATAAAGGCCGTGAATTTTTTCTGGGTTTAAATACCAAGGTAAAGATACTTTTAAAATGTTCTTTCTTTGAAGAACTTTATAAAATGTATGTCCTGTTCCGAACCAGTGTGTGGAATTATATATAACACAGTTGCTAACATCACCAATCTTATCAGCTATTTCATCTGCTATTCTTTTTTCAATTAAACCAAATTCATCCAGCATAACTCCGGTAGCTCTTTTACCAACACCAAAGTTCTCACTGGTAGCCTCACCGTCAATGGTGGAAGAAATATCCAAATTCTTCAAATGCTTGAATGTGCGTTCTATATGCAACTTGGAACGCAGCCACATTGGTAATTTATCAAACACACTATCAATTTTAGCAAAGAGCGTACTCGGCTCTCCTGTCTTATCAACCAAGTCCTCAGTTCTTGAGCCAACTAAAAAGTTACTCTCAGGAACAAATAAAGTCAGTAATGAAAGAAACTTTGTAGCTAACTCTGTTGCCCCTTCTTCTTTGCTTTTATTTACACCAACATCCTCACCTGTATCCATACCCTTCTTCAAGGTGTTGACAACAAGCTCCTGTTGAGGTCTCAGAATGAATGGTAGGTTTCGCATCCCCGGTGCACGTCTGCCATCCAGTGTCCAAAAGAGAGTATCGTAGGCGATTACTGGATTACTCAAACACAGTGAAACATATTCCCTCTGTGCCCCAGAATCTTTTGCAAGAAATTCGTGCAGGTTCATTCGGAACTCAAGGTTGCCACCAATATCCTTTGGTATTCTATTTTGCAGGGTTTCCAAATTCATCTACAAGAGTTTCTTTTAATGTCTCTTTTGGTTCAGTAACTTCTTTAGACTCAACCTGTTTTCTGGGGGATTCAATTAAATCAATTAACTTCCCTGCGAACATCTTAATTCTCTCTGGCTCAACAGAGCCGATAAGAGTAATGATGTTTTCTGTTACCTGTGTCTGGGAACGGGGGAATGTTTCACCCATGAGGTTGTTAGCCAGAAATTTTTGAAGGTCTGCATTTCCATTTTGATGTTTTGTATGTATTACAGTCTTATATGGAACTTTAACCATCTCCCCAGTGAGGTTGCCCTCAGCGTCCTTTACAGCAACATTCCGAAAAGTCTCATCTTTTTCAATGTAATCATAACCACAAGCGGCTCTGAACATCTCTGCACAAAGCAATCCCCTCATTATCTGTTTCCCCTCAGCGTTGGCTTCAAATAACTTTGGGTATCGGGATTTCCACGAGTGGAGAGTTGACTCCTTAACTCCAAGAATAATTCCAATCTCAACTTCTTTAAACCCAAGGCCAACCAAAGAACGAACTACTGGAACTACCTCCACTTTATCATATTTTGCGTCCGACCGAACTTTGTTGACACGCTTCTTCTTTTTTTCGTCCCATCTTGGCATAATCTACAATTCTGGATTAAATAAATTACAAACAAATTTTACAATAAGTTATTTAAATAACAAATGTCAATTTTTAACTCAAAAATAAACTTATTTAGTAATCAACTAACAAGATATAAGACAAGTTAAATCTTTATCTAACAAAAAACCTGAACCGAGTTCATACTGAGATGTATATTTAATCTCAATATACCGGAAATTTAATCACACAGATACCCCAATCCTTGGGGTGATAATGGCTTTTGAGAGGGGTATGGTTATCTCAGTATACCCCAAAGTCAGATTGTGGATGTAAGTAATCCATTGCACAATCACCTCGGTACGACTTTTTAGCAAATAGCCTTATCGCTTGTTCCCCATTTTAACCGGCTGGGCTTATTCTCGGCTCACCGTCCTGCATTGCTTTTAAAATATAACTTTCAGAGGTGCAACCCCCTAATGACCGGTATTACCAATCCAAATAGGGAGTTGCCTCAGAAATTTTTAAAGGTTTTTAAGTCCACCGTTTCGGAAAATTTTTCTATATTCCTGTGGTGAAAGATTTTCAATGATTTGACATAAGTCAGTGTTAAATACACGGTTAGGTACTGTGTAAGGAGATGGTACATTGGGGCGTGTTGGTGAGTATTCATGGATTTTGCG